TATTCAAGACCCGCCGCTTCGCCTTGATGGTGGGCTATGTGTTTGTCCGCGATCCGCACAGCTTCTATGCGCTGCAACAGGTTCCTGGTGTGGCAGGTATCGTCGGCGTCGATGGCAATCCAGCGCCGATCCCACTACTCGACATCCTTGAACTGCGCGGCATGGAGGCGGAGGTAGAGGTCGAGTTTGACGATCAGGTCAGGAAAGCCCGTTGGCAACTTCGCAAGAAGGCAAAGCGCGATGACAAGCTGCGGCGACTGGTCGAGAGCCTGGATGCGGCGGGTACGTTCACAGTTCCGTTGGATAGCGACGTTCTCGCCGCTTGACAGGGATTCATTCCTAGGAGTATTTTCCGTGTCAAGGGCGATTTGCAGGCGACGGGGATACGTCCCGGCTGGCACATAGCGCGGAACTCCACCGCCGCGCGCATGGCGGTTTATCGCCAAAATTTCAGTTAGCCGTAGTCGGCTAGGCGGCCTCAAGCGTCGGTATCTTGCTCAGGTCCACTTCCCGTTCAGCGTGCCATGCATCATGGGCGGCCTGCATACGCAGCCAGATAGCGGCGCCATCACCGAATAGCTTGCCGAGGCGAGCTGCCACGTTGGGGGAAACAGGCTTCTTCTCGCGAAGGATGTCATAGAGCTGCTGGCGCGAGATGCCGAGCAGTTCCGCGATTTCCACCTTGGTCTTTCCGGTTGCCGGGATGATGTCCTCAAGCAGCGCTCCGGGGTGGGACGGGCAGCGCTCGATAGGACGCTTCGGCTCATACACCAACATAAAAGGAACTTCTCCAGTCAGCGCCTTGCTCTAGTGGTACTGTTCGAAATCGACGCGAGCGGCGTCTTTGCCGTCGAACTCGAATGTAACGCACCACGGCCCATTCACATGGACAGTGTAGCGGGTCGGGTTGAAGCCGTTAAGAGCGTGGAAGTTGAAGCCGGGCAGGTTCATATCTTCCGGGCGCTCCGAGACTTCCAAACGGTCAAGACGAGCAATGATGCGCTTGTGGAGTTTGGCATCGATCTTGCCGGTTTTCCCGGTTTGAAAGAGGGCCATCAGCGCCTTGTTCTTGAACGACTTGATCATGGCTTATGTAAGCCGATCGCTGACATGATGTCAAGGGCGCGTAAGCAAAAAACTTACACGTCCTCGCCTGAAATAAATCAAACGAAATCGTAGGAAATCAAAATGGCACGTGGTGGCAAGCGCGAGGGTGCCGGCCGCCCCGCTGGCGCTATCACTCAGCGCACGCGTGAGGTAGCGGAAAAGGCGGCGGAAGCGGGCATGACGCCACTCGATTTCATGCTGAAGGTCCTCCGTGATGAGGGTGCGGAATTCAAGGATCGCTGCTGGGCGGCAGAGAAGGCAGCGCCATACATCCACGCCCGGCTGGCAAGCGTCGAGCACATGGGCGAGCTCGATCTGACCATGCAGACCAAAGAACAGCGGGACGCAGCCGTTGCAGCCGCTTCGCGTGCCGACACCTGAGGACTATGCGTTCTCGCGGCTCATTTCCTACGCCGCATATCAGTGGCCGGGTTATCGCGACGCGCCACATCACCGGCTGATCGCTCGACATCTCGAAGCCGTGGAGCGTGGCGACATTCGCCGGCTGATGATCACCATGCCGCCGCGTCACGGCAAGTCGATGCTCGCCAGCGAGTTCTTCCCGGCGTGGTATCTGGGACGCAATCCGGATCACTACGTCGTCACCGCAACCTACGCGCAGGAGCTCGCGGACGACTTCGGGCGCAAGGTCAAGAACCAGATCGAGGATGCGGGTTTCGCCGCCATTTTCCCGGGTGTCGGGCTGGCAGATGACAGCAAGAGCGCGAAGCGCTTCCATGTCGAGGGCTCGATTGATGGTGGATATGAGCATCCTACGACGCAGCGTGGAGCGTTTTATGCGGTTGGCGTGGGTGGCCCGCTTACCGGGCGCGGCGCTCACCTGTTGCTGATTGATGATCCGGTCAAGAACCGAGAGGACGCGGATTCGGAGATAATCCGCAAGAAGACCAAGGACTGGTACACCAGCACGGCCTATACGCGCCTCATGCCGGGCGGTCGCATCGTCATCATCCAGTGCATGACAGGTGACACACCTGTTTTGATGGAGACAGGTCACGAAAAGCCATTGCGCGACATTCGCCCCGGCGACCGCGTGGCGACATACGACAACGGCAAGATTGCAGTGTCCACAGTCCGCAATTGGATCAACAATGGTCCTGATCAAGTGTTTTCGATCAGGATGAAATCAGGTATCATCGTCAAAGCAAACGCAAGGCATCCGTTCCTTGTGGAAGAAGGCGGTGAAAGAAAATGGCAGCGAACGGCCACGCTCAAAAAGGGCAGCGTCATCCTGAGGGCCATTGGGGCAAATGGAAAGGCATCACCTGCTCCGAGGTTGACTGCGACAAGCCAGCCAAGTGCAAAGGCATGTGTATGCCGCACTACAACAAGAGCCGGTGGGATGCAGGCGTTAGAGCGCCTTCTGTCAACCCTCGGTCACGGCGTGAAGCGCATCTGCGCCACCGCTATGGGATCAGCCTCGCAGAGTATGAGCGCATACTTGCCGAACAAGGCGGCGTTTGCGCCGTCTGCAAGCAACCTCCGACAACCAACGTCCGGTCCCATTGGGGCGGGAAACTTTGCGTCGATCATTGCCACGATGGGAAGCATGTTCGCGGGCTTCTCTGCAACGACTGCAACCTTGCCGTCGGATACGGGAAGACTGAAGCAGTCCTCCGCGCCGCTGCTGACTACGTTCGAGATCGTACAGGATGAAGTCATTGAAGTTGTCAAAAGCGGCGTTGAGGATGTCTTTGATGTCCAGGTAGACCGCACCGAAAACTTTATTGCTAACGGGCTGGTAAGCCATAATACGCGATGGCACGAGGATGACCTTTCCGGATGGCTCCAGGCCGAGCATGACCATGAGGACTGGATTGTCCTCAACCTGCCGGCGATCGATGACGACGGATGCGCGCTCTGGCCCGATCAGTACGATATTGAAGCGCTGGAGAAGATCAAGCGCGCGATCGGACCGCGTGACTGGTCCGCGCTCTACCAGCAGCGGCCGGCGCCGGAGGAAGGCGACTACTTCAAGGCGGAATGGTTCCGGCCAGTCCACAAACTGCCCGATCCGGCAACGCTGCGGGTCTACGGGGGAAGCGACTATGCGGTCACGAGCGACGGCGGCGACTACACGGTTCACGTCGTCGTCGGGGTCGATCCCGACGAGCGCATATATCTGCTGGATGTGTGGCGCAAACAGGCGTCATCTGATGTGTGGGTTGCGGCGTTCTGCGACTTGGTGCTCGCTCACCACCCGATCGGCTGGGCTGAGGAGACCGGGCAGATCAATGCTGGCGTTGGTCCCTTCCTGACGAAGGAGCAACGCACCCGCAAGGCATTTGTTGCACGTGAGACATTCCCGACCCGGGGCGACAAGGCGGTTCGGGCGCAATCAATTCGTGGCCGCGCCTCGTTGTCGGGCATCTACTATCCAGCGGATGCACCGTGGTGGCCGGACCTCCGCTCCGAGCTTTTGTCTTTCCCGACCGGCAAGCATGACGATCAGGTCGATGCGCTCGGGCTGGTTGGTCAATTGCTCGACAAGATGCTGAGCGGGCAGAGACCGAAAACCGAAACCGCGTCGAAGCGAGACGACTACCGAGCCCGCGAAGAAACGGCCTCGCCTGGCGATTGGACGGTCTACTGATGCGTGATGGCGGTTATGTCCAGGGAAACAGCGGAGCGGGCGCGATGTCTCCCGCGAGCGATGCATCGCTCGAAAGCCTCAAGCGGGCCTATGTGAACTATCTCGACCTGAAGACGGACGAGATCAAGGAACAGAAGGAAGCCCGACGCTACTACCACGGATCGCACTGGACCGCGAAGCAGATCAAGGCGTTCAACGATCGCAAGCAGCCCGTCGTCACGTACAACCGTATCGGACGCAAGATCAACGCGATCGTCGGACTGCTTGAGCGCCAGAAACAGGACCCACGGGGTTTTCCACGCACTCCCAAGCACGAGGAAGGAGCCGAGGTTGCCACGGCAGTCCTGCGTTACGTGTGCGACGAACAGCGCTGGCCGGAAAAGTCGCCGCTGTGCGGCCTGAACGGCGCGGTCGACGGCATCGGCGGCATCGAACTGACGTTGACGCAGGGCGATCGGGGGGATGTCGAAATCGGGCTCGATATCGTGGACCCGTCGTCAGTCTTCTACGATCCTCGCTCGCTCAAGGAAGACTTCTCGGACGCGCGGTTTCTTGGCGTCGGCAAGTGGGCGGACCTTGAAACGGCTGTCGAGATGTTTCCTGATCGCGAGGACGAATTGCGCGCCTCGATGGAAAGCGGATCGGAACTCACGTCGAATCCGGACCATGAGGACAAGTGGTTTTCGGGGTCTGACAATGATCGCAAGATCAGGATCGTTGACCACTGGTACCTCAAGGGAGGCCGGTGGCATTGGTGCGTGTACACCGGCAGCGTGAAGCTGGCAGAAGGGGAATCTCCCTTCCTTGACGAGAAAGGCAAGTCGTACCCGAAATACGTCATGTTTTCGGCCGCCGTGGATCACGATGGTGACCGCTACGGTTTCGTGCGCAACATGAAATCGGCGAACGACGAAATCAATCAGCGCCGATCCAAGGGCCTGCACATCCTCAACAGCCGCCGGATGGTCGCACAGCGCGGTACAACCGATATCGAGACCTTGCGCCGGGAGGCGGCGCGGCCCGATGGTGTGATCCTCTACGATCCGGGAACCGAGCCGCCGACCTTCGATGACAACGCCAAGGGTCAGGAACTGACCGGCCAGTTGAATTTTCTGGCGGACGCGAAAGCCGAGATCGAAAACTACGGATTCAACCCGGCGCTGATCGGGACTGGCGTGCAGGATATGTCGGGCCGCGCGATACAGCTTCAACAGCAGGCCGGCATCGCCGAGTTGGGCCCATATCTGCTTGCCTACAAGTCGTGGAAGCTCCGGGTGTTTCGCGCGATTTGGAACGCGGTACAACGCCACTGGACCGCAGAGCGATGGATCAGGGTCACGGATGACGAGAATGTCGCGCAGTTCTTCGCGGTGAACCAGCTCCAGACCGACCCCCGCACCGGACAGCCGGCAATCGTCAACGCGTTGGGTTCGCTCGACGTGGATATCATCCTCGATGAAGGTCCCGACACGATCAACATGCAGGCCGATGCTTACGACACTCTGACCGTGATGGCGCGGGGAGGGCAAGCGGTTCCGCCTGAACTTCTGATCGAGCTTTCGCCGCTTGCGGGATCGATCAAGAAGAAGGCGCTGGGTATCATCCAGAAGGCCAAGCAGGAAGCCCAGCAGGTTCCGCCGGCTCAACAGCAGGCGATCATGCTGGAGCTTCAGCAGAAGCAGGCGGACACCGAAGAAACCCAATCCCGCACCCTGCTCAATATGGCAAAGGTCAAGAGCGAGGGGACGCCTAACGGGGCTCCCGAGATGCCTCCCGAATTGCAGGTTGCCGAAACACTGGCCGGCATTCGGGAGACGGAGGCGGGCACGGCGCTGAAGATGGCTCAGGCGCGCAAGACCAACGTGGAAGCGTCGTTGAAGCCGCAGGAAATGCGCATGCAGGAGCGTGAGCGCCACGAGTCGCGACAGGAGCGCGTGGCGTTCAAGAACGCGGACATCGCGGAAGGGCGGAGGCAGCCGGCATGACGATGCAATGGGGAACAGCCGGAATGTGCGTGGCTGAAGGCTACACGCTCAGATATTGTCTTTTCGGCGAAGTCGTGCGTCGCGATGGTCCTTGGAGTTGGGCTCGGCACGACCGGCGCCCTTTGACCATGACTGATGTGCTTGCCAGATGGATCGCCGAAGGCCGTCCGCACGGCGAGATCGTCATCAGCCCGACCGAGAAAATCGTTGCCGAAGTGAGAAACTGAGGCAACGTGTGACAGCCGCCGCCGGGCTCTATCGGGCGATCGTGGAGCGTTACCCACGTCCAAAGTGCGCGCAGGAGCCGCCATCCTTTGAAGGGCGATCGCCGCCGCCTGGCTGAATAGGGCGAACGTACTCCCAACGAAATCGGAGAGACTGAAATGACCGGTACAGAACTGGACGCGATCCTTGCCGACGAGTCGTCGGACGAAACCGCTGAATCCGCCGCTTCGGAAACGACGGCGGAAGATGCTGGACCAGCCCGGGATGATCTCGGTCGCTTTGCCCCCAAGGCAGGCGAGCCCGATCCTTCCAACCGCGGGCCGAGAGGCCCTGAGCGCGAGGGCGCCGATCCTGTCGGCGCAGAAGCGGGACAGGTCCCGCAGCAGGCGCTCCATGCGGCGCGGGAAAAGGAACGTGAGGCCAAGCAGGAGGCGGAAGAACTCCGCCGCGAACTGGCGGAAATGCGCGGGCAGGTCAATCTGCTCACTCGTCAACGCCAGCCCGAGCCGAAGCCGGCGGAGCAGCCCAAGAAGCCCGAATACTGGGAAGACCCGGACGGCTTCGTGAATGCAGCCCTGACGCCAGTCCAGCAGCAGATACGGCAGCATACAGAACTGGTTTCGAGGCGCTTCGCCATCAAGGAACACGGTGCCGAGACCGTCCAGGCCGCATACCAGGCGCTTGGCACGGCGATGGACACCGATCCGAACGTCCGCGCCGACTATCAGCGCATCATGGCGTCGGATGATCCTTTCGAGGATTTGGTCCAGTGGCACAAGCGCCGGCAGACCATGCAGACGGTCGGCAACGACCCGCAGGCATGGTTCGAAGCCGAGTTCGAAAAGCGGCTCAACGATCCCGCTCATCAGGCGAAGATCATCGAGCGGCTGCGGTCCTCCGCCGCACAGACGACCGACCGGTCATCCCCGCCCGTCAGCCTGCCGCCTTCGCTCAGCCGCCTTCCAAGCGGCGGAAACGCCGTCGACGACGGCGACATGAGCGACGCGGCGCTATTCAGCCACGCGATGCGGTAACCCGCCCTCCAAGAGGGCGCGCCGCTACATCTGAAAGGATACCGTCATGGCCGTCACCACGGTTCAGGACAACAACAAGCTCATCAAGTTCACGCAGCAGATCAACCGTGAATTTGTGCGCGAGAACCTGTTCTCGCCCTACATGGGCACCGCCCTCACGTCCATCATCCGCATCCGCAACGAACTCGTTGCCGGCGGCGAGGTGATGAACATCCCCCTTGTCACCAAGCTTCGCGGTGCGGGCAAGGGCTCTGGTACTCTCGTCGGCAACGAGGAGAAGATCGACAACTACGGCATGCGCCTCTGGATCGATTGGGCGCGGCACGCCGTGGCCTCGAAGAAGAACGAGCGGCACAAGGATTCCGCCGACATCTTCGGTGAAGCCAAGCCGCTGCTTGCCGACTGGGGCAAGGAACTTCAGCGTGACGAGCTGATCGAGGCGTTCATGTCGCTGCCGTCCGAAACCGCCCCTGCGGGGTTGGGCTCCGATGACGGCGATCGCGTCAACGGCGTCCGCTACGAACTGGCGACGACCGGCCAGCGCAACACGTGGAACACGGACAATGCCGATCGCGTGCTGTATGGTGCTGTGACCAGCAACTACAACGCTGCTCACGCGACCGCGCTGGGTACGATCGACTCCGCTGCCGACCGCTTCAAGCGAGCGCCGTTGCGCCTCATGAAGCGTCTCGCGCGGCAGGCGTCGCCGGCCATTCGCCCTTACAAGCTGGAGGACGGTCGCGAGTACTTCGTTGCGTTCGCCGGGATCAACACCTTCCGGGACCTGAAGACCGACCTGGAAACCATCAACAAGGACGCCCGTCCTCGTGAAGCCGCGGGCCTGAAGAACCCGATCTTCCAGGATGGCGACCTGATCGATGATGGCATCATCATCCGCGAGGTCCCGGAAATCTCGTCCTACGTCACCAACGTGTGGACCAGCCTGCTCACGGCCGGCGACTCGTCGGGGCGCGTCGAGCCCGTGTTCCTCTGCGGCCAGCAGGCGGCAGCGCTCGGATGGGGCCAGATGGCGAAGCCGACCTTCCGCAAGGAGGACGATTACGGGTTCATCACCGGCACCGGCACTGAAATGGCCTACGGCGTCGGCAAGATGTTCAAGAAGCATCCGATGGATGGCACCCAGCTCAAGCAGTGGGGCGTCTTCACCGGGTTCTTCTCGGCTCCGACCGACTGACCACAGTAGGGGCGGCCCCGGGCCGGCCACGGTCCGCGCTCACCACTC